TGTAGCTGATTTAGCACAAACAGGAAACTACCAAACGTTTAACTTAAGAATTGTCGATGGTGATGACAATGAAGTTTTTACCACTGAGGATAGTCTTCCTGCTTTGTTGGTAATTCATGCTGTTCGAATAGATGATACAGATTTTATATCATCTAGTAGTAGCTTATTTACCCCAAGTGTAGGGCATGGTGTTGCAATATCGATCGCTAGATATTTATTGAACGAAGCGCCATCTGGAACTGGCGTAACAACAATCATTGATGATACAGGCAATGGAAATGACCTTACGAATGTAGGTTATGGCACTAGTGCTATGCAATGGGAAAATGTCCCTGCTGGTAACGGATTAGTATCTAACTCTGATACACATGACGGCATAGCTGAATTAGCAAATATCTCTGACAACGGCACTATAGGTTCTTCTTTAGGAACTACAGGAAAACTTTCTTTCATTGTAAGAGCTAATCTGTTATCTGGTAGCGCTAATATAAACAGAGTATTCCTTATTGGTGCTAATAATTATGGTGATATAGCATTATGTCTTAGCGCTACAGAGATAATAATAAGACTTGATGCGGCAGAGCCATCAAGTGCATATTATACAAAAACTCTACCTACTGGACTGCATACTTTTGCGGTTATAATTGATTCATCTGAACTTAGCCAAAATGATAGATGTAGATTATATATTGATGGCGTTTTAGAAACTCCTGCTTCTAATAGTATCGTATTAGATAATGAAGTTAATTATAATGTATCAACAAATTCAATGGTGTTGTTGAATAGACCTGACGCATCACGTGGTGGTCATGCTGAACTTTATTATGCTGAGTTGTTTAAAGGTCTATTAACAGAACAACAAGCAATTGATTCTCACAATGCTTTATCAAGCAATAATGACGAAGATTGGGATAGTGATACACAATATATAAGCGCACCATTTATAACATCAGGTAACTCTTTATTTGTGCCAATTATCGGCATTAAACCTAAACTATCAACACCAACTCCTAACTCACCTAAGTTTGAAGGTGATATTTTAGGTTTATTAGAAGGTCCGTGGCATGGATGGATCGTAGATAACCCAACTAGTTATGATAGCATTGGCGATACACCATCTAATTTAAGTGTAAGTGAGCTTGGTGATTACATTACACAGCTTACAGGTACATTAGCTGTTGGTTCAGCCGGTACATATAGCATACAGTTTTCTGTTACCAATCCATACGGAACGACAGTAACAAACCCATTTGATTTCGTAGTACAGAAAAAACTTAGTGCAGATTTTGTATCATCTACTAGTCAGACATTTGAAGCATCAGCTATTCCAAGTACAGTTACAATAAGTGATTTAGGCTTTATATCATCTACGTCAGAAACATATGAACCGGTTTTAAATTCTATTGCAACATTAGATATTGGTTTTATACCGTTATCGTCTACAACATATACAGTTAATGTTATATCTATATATAACTTAGATTTAGATTTTATTAGTACAGGGTTCACAGTATATGACTCGACATTAAGTTCATCTAAAACTATAGAAGATGTAGATTTTATACCAAGTTCTAGTCAGACATTTTTACCAAGTCTAGTTATTTTCGATTTCTTTGCTAGCGCTCAATCATTAGGTTCACTTCCTTTATGTACAGTATATGCCAGTCACGATTACCAAGTTGATTGGGGTGATGGCGTATGGACTCCTCATACGGGTGGAGTTAATGCTACTGATACAGCTTTAGGTACAGGTGCAATAAGAGTCAGGAGTAGTAATTCTCCAACTCAGTTTAAGTTGATAACTAATACGTTTACAGCATTAGATTTATCACAAAGTAGCACCATTACTAACATGGAGCTTATATGTAATGGTATGAACAACTTAACGTCATTTGCAATGGATGACGCATCTAATGTTACGTCTTTATCAGTTGCATTTAATGGTTGCTCAGAACTAATATCTTTTCCATTAATCGATACATCAAAGGTAACTAATTTTAACTACGCATGGGGTTACTGTGATAAATTAGCGTCATTCCCAGCCATAGATATGACGTCAGCAGAAACCTTAGCTTCTACTTGGCGTAGCAATGGGGCATTGACATCATTCCCTGCTATAGACACAACTGGCGCAACAGATTTTTCTTCAACATTTAGAGATTGTACAAATCTTACCTGTCTAAAAACATTAGATACTACATCACAAACAGCTATAGTTAATTTATTCTTAGGCTGTACGTCGTTATTGAATCCAACGCCTGGCGAGATAGAATTATTAACTGGTGTTGGTGGTTATGACTATGTAAATGAAAATTCGTGTCCAGATACAAATGGATACATCTATCAACAATTTATACCGTCTACCAGTCAAACTTTCTTACCAGATTTAACTGGAACATATACGATAAATGATATAGATTTTATATCAAGCACTATCCAGACATATCAATTTGATATTTCAGGAACTTATACAATAGAAGACGTAGATTTTATATCAGGCACGTCTCAAACTTTCATCCCCACTGTAAGTACCGCTGGCATAACAAATCCTTTATGGGTTCAAGGTCACTTTAGGTTTGAGAATGATGATGGTACATTAGAAACTTCAACGTTTATACACGATGAAGATACAAATATACAAAAAGATGCAGATGAAAACTTTAGACTTAGAATAAACTTTGGTGAGTCTGAAGGTCAAACAACGTCAACAACATTTAAGCCTGAGCTACAGTTTAAAAATGGCGCTGGTGATTGGACTTCAGTAAGTGATACCACAGAAGTAAAATATGTAACGTCTGTACATATAGATGAAAACAATGGTGAATCACTTGGTTATTTGTCTCAACAGCCATTTCATTCTTTTGAATTAAATCAAACGTTAATAGCTCCAACAAACTTTTCTACACCTGAGTTAGATAATGCTGAATTGGTAGGTTCAGAAAGACTATCATTAGCCCCACCGGGTTGTTTAACATACTTAAACACTTATTTTGATACAGACAATATAAACTTAGAGTCAAGTTTAGTAGACGAATATTATGAGTTTGTATTTAACCTACAAATAGATTCAGCTCAAACATCACATAATGACGCTATAACATTAAGAATTATAGACGCAAGTGCATCATCTGAGATAGTAACAACGGTATTTTTAGTGCCAATGTTGCTTGTAAACATTGTAAGTGATTCACAAACTATAGACTCTGATTTTATATCAAGCACAAACCAATTATTCCCAATATCACTAGAAGGCACTATTACTGCTGATATAGGTTTTATATCAAGCACAAGTCAAACGTTTGACGTTAATCTTACTGGTACGATTACAATAACAGACGTACCATTTATTTCATCAAGTAATTCATTACCAGTACAAACTGTTGGAATTACACCAATAGCAACTACTTACGGTGGAGCTCTTGTTGGGTTTGAAGGGTATCCATATGCATGGTCTGAATTAGCTTATATAATTTGGGATGTTGGCAGTAATGCTAGAGACGGAGCTATTGTAGGTGTTGTGCCTTCAGGGATAACGATTTTTGAAGATTTCAACTACGTAACAGGTATAGAAGGAACTCCTGCAATTGGTTCTGCTGGTAACTATTCATTCCAGTTTTCTGCGGATAATGATTTCGGAACTGGTGTTTCTGATTCAATTGACATAGTAATACAGAAAAAATTAATTGTTGATTTTATATCATCTACAAGTGCAACATTTACGCCAGATGTAACAGCTTTAATAACAAATCAAATTGATAGTAACTTTATTGATAGCACTAGCCAGATGTTCTTACCAGAATTTACTGGCACGATTACAATAAATGATATATCGTTTATTCCATCTGGTAATCAAACATACCCATTTACGTTAAGTAGTAGCCTGACTATATCAGATGTTGGTTTTATATCAGCAACTAGTCAAACATTCATACCAGATTTAACAAGCACGATAACAATATCTGATGTACAGTTTATAGGTAGCACTAGTCAAACATTTGCAACAACTGTTACTAGCACACTAACAATACAAGACGTAGGTTTTATACCTGCTACTAGTCAAACGTTTGCAGTAGATATTTCTGGAACATTTGAGATAACAGATGTTGACTTTATATCTAGCACAGCTCAGACATTCACTCCTGACGTAACAGCTCTAGTAACAAATCAAATTGTTAGTAACTTTATAATATCAGGAAACGAATTATATACTCCAGTAGTTAAGCTTTGGAAATCTCCAATTGACTTAGGTTTCATAAGTTCAACTAGCCAAACATTTGAACCGGAGTTATCTGGTAGTATTACGATAACTGATGTTGGTTTTATATCAGCTACCAATCAAACATTTGTACCTAGCCTTACTAGTACGTTTACAATAACAGATGTTGGATTTATTGGTAGTACAGCACAGACATTTAAACCAAGTTTAACAGCTTTTGAAACGAAACAAATCAATGCTGGATTTATATCAAGCACTAGTCAAACATTTGTAGTTGATGTAAGAGTTGGTGCTGTAACGATATCATTTGATTATATACCATCTAGCAATGAATTATTTAAACCAGAATTTACTACTGGTGAAGTAACACTATCAGCAGGTTATATCCCGAGTTCAAGCTCTGTATATGAAGTAGTTATTAGTGGTGAAAACTCAATAAATATTGGTTATATAGCTTCAACCTCTGAATTATTTGCGCATTCATTTAAATTATTAACAACTATTCAGATTAGCTATATCGATTCTACTGTTAATATGTTTACTCCATCATTTGGTGGAAGTATAAATATTGATATTGGTTTTATATCATCAACATTAAATGTGTACGAAGTATATGTAACAGATAATATTGTAGAAGTCGATATAATCGAATTTGACCTAAATATAAACTTAAGCGTTGACAAAACTCTGTATATTGCTAAACTACCAGTATTTATAAGCTATATTGATACAGAATCATCTAACTCATTGAATATAAACACAAAATCTGAACATCAGGTGGAATTATAATGGCGGCTAATGAAATACACTTATATGACGTTGGAACTGTGTTTGAAGTCACGATGATGGATGATGATGTAGTCCAGCCTATAGACGGTGCATCAGTAATGGAGATTGTATTTGAGAAGCCAGATAAGACATTAGTTACAAATACTGCTGTTTGGTCAGATGACGGTCTTGATGGTAAAATGAGATATGTTGTATCACAAGCGACAGAGCTTGACCAAAAAGGCAATTGGAAGATACAAGGAGTGGTAACGTTTCCAACTGGTAAGTGGTCTAGTGACATAGATAAGTTTAAAGTATATGAGAATCTACTATCATGACAGACGCTACTCCAATACAAGCATATGCTACTGCTGACGAAGCCGATGCTTATCTTGAGCTTCATGAGGATTGGTTAGACCTAGACTCAGAAGTAAAAGATGATGCATTACTTTGGGGTCGATATTTCATTGACGTGAAATATGATTGTGAAGTTGATATGGACGCAATTGATGATGAAGTCAAATATGCAAATTCTCTATTGGCTTACGATTATTTCATTCAAGGAGATTTATTTTTTGATAACCATGAATCTTTAAAACTTAAGAAAGTGGTCGCTGGTAAGGTATCATCTGAAAAGGAATATTTTGCCAACAGCAAGACTAAACCAAATTCATACTCTAAGGTAACAGCTATCCTTAAAGGTGTCTGTAGCAAGACTAGGGGAAGCCTGACAAGGGTATAATATGGGTATATATGCTGATATACAATCTGATATGAAAGATGCAATGGCCGATGATTTAGCTGATGCTGTAGCAGTATTAACTATCACGGAAGTTGCTGATTCTACGTCATATGACCCTGTTGATGGTAGTGTATCGGATGTTCCAGTTATCAGTACAATGAATTGTATAATAGTTGATGCAGATATAAAAGAACAATCAAGCTATGAATCAGCGACAGAAACATATGATTTAGAAGTAATGGTTTTAGATAGTGAAAAATCAACAGATTTTAAAACTGGTCTTTTTGCAAGCGTAAGAGGATTAGGTTATGAGGTTATGAAATATAAGGTAGACCCAGCCGGGGCAACTCATTCTTTAGCTCTTAGGAGAAAATAATGGGAATAACTACTAGCTCATTAGAAGAAATGGGTGATATGGTCGTATCAGCTTTTGGTGATTATAAACAAGCTATTGTGGCTGAACTATTTGATAACTTGATGGAAACTACTCCACAAAAGACAGGAACTTTAAACTATAACTGGAGATTTATCAGAGGTAATTCTCCCGGTAGCTTTAAACAACCTAATGATGGAACTAATTGGCCGGACCCACCAAGACCTAGTGAGAATATGAGAATAGGCGTCAAGTGGGATTATATATCATTGTATAACAATAGTGAATACATAGTTATTGTTAATAATGGTGAAGGCGGAAATCAGAACAACCAAAACTTTATACAGAAAGCGTTAGCAATGACTGACGCAAGATTCTAATGCCTGACTTAAATAAAACTAGAGAGTTGTTAGAAGTAGCATTTATTAACGGGTGGGGTGCTACGACACCAATTAAATTTGATAATGTTGTGTTTGACGATGACTCAAGTGATGCTTTTGTGTCAGTTATGATGATTCCATATACAACAACTAACGTTTGTGTGGGTTCTGCTGTAACAAAAAGGCTCAGACATGTCGGAGTATTGGCAATAAAGATTTATGTCAAGCAAAAAACAGGAACAGGTGTAGCTTATGAACATGCTGATAGTGTTCGTGCTATAATGGATAACTTAACACAAACGGATTTATTCACAAAAGCTTCTGAGACTAGAAGAAATGGCGAAACAGAAGATGGGTGGTTTGGTCTAATAGTAGACGTTCCATACGTTTCTGACGAGCAATAATTAATTAATTTGGAGATAATATCATGGCAGCGAGCACCAACCTGACCAGTATTGCTTACGTTAAAGAAGCAACTACTATCGGAGAAACACCAGCGACACCTTCATTCCAATTGCTACCAACTACAGGTGGCAGTCCGGTCAATAACATAACAACAACTGTATCAGAAGTTATTCGTCAGGATAGACAGACAGATGACCTGATTATTACAGATGGTGAAATATCAGGAGAGCTTAACTACGAACTTTCTTATGCTCCATACAAAGACTTTATGAATTCGGTCTTAATGGATAACACAACATCAAGAAGTGTTGCTTTGTCTAGTGCAAGTATTGCATCAGCTACTAGCAACTTAGTCGAGGTTGCTGGTATTGAAGCAGCGGCAGAAATTGGTGACGTCGTTAAGTGCATTCCCTTCTTCTGGTTCAGCAACCGTATATCCTGATACTGGAGTTTCTGTTGATATATCAGACGTAGCAGTTGATATGACAGATACACTTCAGAACGGTAATCTTGCATTAGAAGGCAACACGTATACAATTCGTAAAGTTGCTGATAACAATGGAGCTGATTACTTCTGGTATTACCGTGGTTGTGCAGTCAACACAATGAGCTTCAACTTCGCTACTGGTTCTATTCTTAATGGTAGTATTGGTATTGTTGGTCTTACTGAAACAGCAAGTGATACAGCAGGAGATGAAATAGCCGATACAGTTATTCCTCCTTATGCTATCATGAACTCTGTAACAAGCGTTGGTGCTCTTAGAATTGAAGGCGTAACTCTTGGCGCTTGTAACTTCTCTAGTATGGATTTGACAATTGATAATCAGATCGCTGGAGCTAAAGGTATTGGTGTTCTTGGTGCTTGTGATTTAGCACCATACAGTGTAATGGTTACTGGTAACGTTGAAGTTTACTTTGCAAACCTTGACCTATACAACAAGTTCTTGGCGGCAGATTCATTTGGCGTTACTATAATTGTTGAAGATAGCGATGGTAATGTTATTGGTATTGATATGCCTAAGTGTAAGTTTGAAACTTTAGATACTCCTATCTCAGGTAAA